CGTGAAGCCCGTAGACCCCTACGCCGAAATGATGGAGCGCATGTCCGAAGCGATGGCCGCACAAGCCGCCATGCAGGCGCAGTACATGACGCAGATGTCCCTGCTCCAGGAAGAACAACTTCGCATGCAAGAGGAAGCCGCCAAGGCCGCAATGATCGAAAACCAGAAGAACCCATCCGACTACTCCCAAGCCAACGCCGACGATACCGCCCGCAAACAGCTACTCCGCCGCGGCCTCATGTCCACCTTCACCCGCTACGGCAACGCCAACGACGGCGGCGGCGGCAAGGCCACGAAGCTCGGAGGGTAGGCCACCTTGCCAAAGTTCAACTTCAAGTCCGACACCCAGGAACTCCGCACCTGGCTCAACAAGCGCAAGTCGTCGCTGGAACAGCGTCGCCTGCCGTTTGAGTCACTGTGGAAGGACATCCGTGAGTACTACGAGCCGAACCTGGGCAAGGGGCTTCTTGAAGGCGACCCGGAGCAGGTAGCCTCCCAACGCGACGACAAAAAAATCCTCAACACCACGCCCAGGCTCCTCCTGCACCGCATGGCCGCAGGCTTGCAGTCAGGCATCACCAACCAGTCGCGCCGGTGGTTCAACTTCGCAGCCCTCGACAAGAATTTGACGGAATACTCCGCCGTCCGCGAATGGCTTGACAGCACGGCAGAGGTCGTGTCGTCGGCCATGAACCGCTCGAATGTCTACCCCGCACTCGACCAGACCTATTTGCACCTCGGACAGTTCGGAACGGCGGCAGGAATCATCTACCCGGACGAGGAAAACACAGTCCACCTCCGCATGATCGACTGCGGGAACTACTGGCTTGGCGACGACAAGCGGGGGCGCGTCACATCTGTTCTCGAGCGGATATCCATGACGCTGGACCAGGTGGTCGAGGAATTCGGCAAGGGATGGACCCCCGACCGCATCATCGAGCGGATCAAGCAGGGACGAGGCGACGAGCGAGAAACCGTCCTCCATCTGGTCCAGAAGCATATTCGCCCGGACCTGGTGAAAGACATCGCCAAGGACCGCAAGTTCATGTCGATCTACTGGCTGGACGGCCAAGGACGTGGCGACCACAACGATGGAATCCTCGCCATCCGGTCATTCTCCTACAACCCCATCATCGCCCCCAGATGGTGGACCAACAACAGCGTTTACGGGATCGGCACCGGCGAACTCGGACTTGGCGACACCAAGCAACTCCAGCAACTCGAAGCGGACAAACTCGCTCTCGTTGAGCAGGAAATCGACCCGGCGATGGCCGCGCCGGCATCCATGAAGGGATGGCCCCTGCAGACTGGTGCAGGCGGCATCACCTACTACCCGGACATGCAGGGCAAGGGAGGCGTACCCATTACCCGCATGTTTGAAACGCGGGCGCAGATCCAGCCCCTGCTGGAAGCCATCAACGCCACCGAACAAAGGTTGCGCCAGACATTCTACGCCGACCTGTTCGCCCTGATGATCAACTTGAACATGCAGCCGAAACAGATGACAGCCCGCGAGGTCAACGAACTGTCGTCTGAAAAGGTCGCCCTGCTCGGCCCCATCCTCACCCGCCTCAACACCGACCTTCTCAACCCCCTTGTGGACGCAGTGTTCGCTATCGCCATCGAGCAGGGGCTTGTTGAAGAAGCCCCGCCTATCCTGCAGGGACAGGAACTCAAGGTCGAGTATGTTTCCAGTCTGCACGTCGAGCAGGCCGCGGCATCCAGGCTGACCGGCCTCTACAAGATCGCTGAATTCACTGGGTCGCTGGCACAGATCGCCCCCTCCGCAGTCGACAAGCTGGACGTAGACCAGATGGTTGACGTTGCAGCCACAAGCCTCGTCGAGTTTGGCGTTGTGCGCGACGACAAGAAGGTCGCCGCACTTCGCCAGGCCCGCCACGAGCAAGAGGTACAGATGGCCCAGGCGCAGGCACAGGCACAGCAGGCCAAGCAGATGGCAAGCGCGGCGAAAGACCTCTCACAGACTCCTGTCGGACAGGGCGGCACGGCACTTGACGCGATCCTCACAGGAGGCAGGGCATGAGAAGCAACCCCGAATTCGAATCCGCCCGGAAACGCCACGCTGACGAGGACAACCGCCAATTGGCCCACGATGTCAAGGAGGTGCTGAGCACAGCCGCGGGGCGACGCCTTTTCATGGCGGCAGTGTTCCAAGGTGGTGTCTACACGCACACGCACCGCGGCGATGACCACGTCTACCTTGCCGGGAGGCGCGACGCCGCACTTGAACTGATGACCGTCGCCAACATCCACGCCCCAGGTCTCGTCCTGCTGGCGAGGAAAGAGCGGCATGACCTGATTTCGGCACGGAACGCCGAACTGCGAAGCATCGAAACGAAAGGGAATGACAAATGAAAAAGCGACTGGATGAAATTTTCCGCAGGTTTTTCGCGCCGGATGACGGCGGAGGCAATGGCGGAGGGGAAGGCTCTGGCGGCGGCGGAAATGGCGAGGGCGCAGACGGCGGAGAAAACGGCGCTGGCGATGGACAGGGGAACGCCGGGGAAAACGGCGACGGCGCAGGTAAAGGCGGCGGAGATGGTTCCGGCCAGGGCGGGGGTGAAGGAGGGGAAGGCGAAGGCTCCGACGAGGGAGGCGAGTCCCTGTTGGCTGGTGACGAAGGCGCAGGCGGCGGCGAAGGAGATGAGGGCGACGCCAAGCCCCCGACGCCGGAAGAAGTCATCAAGTTCTCCGAGGCCATCAAGGTAAAGGGGCCGGACGGGAAAGACATCGATGTCGACAAGGAGGCCATCGCCGCCATTTCCCCCGTTCTCATGAAGCACAAGATGACCCCCGAGGCGGCGAGCGAACTGGTCGGCGTCTACGCGGCCTACGCACTGGGAGAGCAGGTCAAGGCGCAGAAAGCGCACATGGACCAACTGAAAACCATCCGCGAGGCAACGCAGAAAGAGTTCGGTGAGGATTTGCCTCGCATTGCCAAGGAAGCCAACGTTGGCGGAAAAGCAATTTTCGGCAAGTTATGGAATACCCTTCGTGGCATCCCCGAGTTTTCCAACCAGGCAGACGTGATTCGCGGACTCGCCGCGCACGGTCGATCCGTCATGGATGACGGGGGCACCGGAGGCGACGGTGGAGGCAACAATTCCGATGACGGACAGTTTTCGGCGGACGGATGGATCAACAGTTCAAACAAGAAAGGACGTTCCACCGCTACCGATGTGGAGTGACCTGTGTGGGTCGCCCTTCAAACAAACAAAAGCAAAGAAAGGTAACCAATCATGGCAACACGAGGAAGTTACGTTTACACGTACCGCGACCTCATGGCCGGTTTGAAGGGGAACAAGACCTTCGACCATGAGATCGTTGACATGCTCATCCAGATGAACCCGATGCTGGATGACATGGTCATCACGGAAGCGAATGACGGCACCTCCAACAAGACGACCATCCGCACCGGCCTGCCGGACGTGGCGTGGATCGGCTTCTACGAGGGTGTCCAGGGTTCCAAGGGAAGCAAGAAACAAATCCGCAACACCGCAGGCCGCGCCGCGACCAAGCTGGAAATCGATGCGAAGCTGTTTGACAGCGACCCCAACAAGAACGCCCTGCTGCTGGACGAAGTTCAGGCGCATTCCAATGCCCTGATGAACGAGATGGCCGACTGCATCATCTACGGCAAGGTCACGACCGAGCCGAAGAAGTTCAACGGCCTGATCAACTTCTACAGCCAGTATCAGGCGGACTCGTCCACGGACGACACGGTGTCGAGCCATTACGTGTTCAACGCCAAGTCGGCTACGCAGGCTTCGACCGCCGCGCTCCGCTCGATCTTCCTGGTCGGCTGGTCGCAGATGTCGATCCGCTGCTTCTACCCGCAGGGGACGATGGGCGGTATTCAGCGCGGCCCGTTCAAGAAGTACGTGGATGTCACCGACAGCGACGGCGGCACCTATGAGGTTCATCGCCAGTACCTGGAGTGGCAACTCGGGCTGGACGTCCGCGACTACCGCTACGGCGGGCGCATGTGCAACCTGCAGGCCGACGAGATGTTCGACACGACCGGGGTCCCCGACTATTGGGAAATCCTGCGCCGCATGACGACCCGCGTCCGTGACGACGGTGGTGTCCGTCAGGTGTTCTACATGGACAAACTGACGTGGGAAGCCGTCACCGTGTGGGCGAGCCGGAAGACCGCTGAAAACGCGATCAAGTACGGCGACCTCAACGAGCGCATCCCGCACAAGTTGTTCGGGGTAAACGTTCGCATTGCGGACAGCCTGAACACAAACGAAGACGCGGTCAGCCAGGTGTCGTAAGGCACCCTGACCACATCAAGAAAGGAGAGTAATCACATGTTGCTCAACAAACAGGAACTGTTCTCGGATGCACAGGAGATCCCTGTCACCCTGAACGCCGCGACGGATTCCACCAACACGCTGGACTTCCGTTCCCACGGCGACGACATCGACAAGGAACTGCGGTGGTTCGTTCTGCTGACCGAAACCGCGACCAGCAATGGCGCGGCGACGCTGCAGATCACCTGGAAGACCTCGGCCAACAACTCCGACTGGACCACCGTCTACACGGGCAGTGCAATCGCGCTGGCCGACCTGACGGCTGGTTCCATGCTGGTGGACGGGGCCGTCCTTCCCACGGGACTCCTGCGCTACAATAAGCTGGTGTACAAGAATGCGGGTGCCGCGTTCACGAATACCCCGACTGTCGACGCTGGGATCGTGCGGAACGACATGCCCATCGGCCTGCCGACGACGTAGCCGTCACCCCCAACCCCGGCCATCTCGCTGTTCTTCCGTGGCGAGGTGGACCGGGGAAGGGGATTTCTTTCGCTGAACGGAACAACAGGAATCTGATACCACCATGAAATTGCAATGCATCCGCAAGTGTTTTTTCCACGACAGGCTGTGGAAAAAGGGACAGACCATCGACCTGCCTGAATCCGCCATGTCCCTCGACATCGTGAAGTCCAGCTTCGCCCTGCCGGAGGATGCCGAACGGCCCGCGCCGACCACCCTGGCCGACGAAAAAGCCGAAGATGGCGACAAGGGCAATCTGTCCCACGCCGAACTGAAGCGTCGCCTCACGGCGATGGGTGTCGCGTTTCGTGGCAACTCAAGCCGCGAATCCCTGAACAAGCTGTACCAGGAGCAGGTCGCCCTGCAGGCCGGTCTCGAAGGGTAGGACGCCATGTCGACGGCAGTCACCGTCACAATCAACGAGACGAAAGGGCGCATCTACTTTTCCCGCGTCCTGACCCTCGGCAGCGAGTACGACATAGGCTGGGACGGGGAGGGTGAGGCCAGCCCCTCCCTGATCCTGACCAACCCGCTGACAGACGAGGTTCTGGCACAGACAGACGAGAAAGGCGTCCTCAAGCTGAACTCGGTCGCCCTGTCGAACTTCTTTAAGGACAGCCGGAAGCCAAAGACCGTGTACGGATACGCCTACGACGACTCGGTCGTCATGGGATACGGCAACGCAATCATCAACTACACGCCCCTTTCCTTCGAACTCGGAGATGACCCGGAACTATCAACCGGCCTGTCCGATGCCATCGCGGAACATGTTGCCGACGCCGACAACCCACACAACGTGACGCTCGCCCAGGTTGGGGCCGCCGCAGCCGCCCACACCCACAGCATTGCAGACCTCGCTATCTATGCGCCTGACGGGACCGAATATCGCATGAAGTTCAAGTACAAAGGCGGGAAACTGACCCACTACTACGAGGAAGCATGACCATGAATCGCAAGACCGCAATCAGATGGTGGACGCTGGCCGGAATCCTGACCGCCGCAGTCGCCCTGGCAGACTATGTCGGTGTCATGGCCGACGAGGACACCGGCACGGTCGCCCTGTCGCCGCTTGAGGCCAGGATCGCCAACTGGTCAGCCATCACCGGCACCCCAACCACCGTCGCGGGATACGGCATCACAGACGGCGCAACGCTGTCCTGGGTCGTCGAATACGTCTCCGAGAACACAAACCCGAAGAGCATGACCAATGAACCCGCGTTCCGTGGCTGGACGAACATCTGGCACACGCTGATCACCAACCACATTGGGGACACATCCAGCAACCCGCACGGTATCACCCCGGCCATGATCGGAGCGGCGACCGGCAC